CGACCCGCAGTCGGGCTTTCCGCCGCAGCAGGATCCGGAGATTGGCTGGCGCTACATCGATCCGCGCACGTTCTTCTACGACCCGACCAGCGTGCGGCCGGATTTCGCCGACGCGCGGTTCATGGGCACCTACAAATGGGCGACGCAGGACGAGGTCGACGAGATCCTGCCGCCGGGGCAGAGCTTCAACATTTCGGGCGAGCCGCAGAGCGACGTCTACACCACCTTCGACACCGACCGCGAGATTCTCTGGACCGACACGCGCAACCGGGTGCGCCTGGTCGATCACTGGTACATCAAGAACGGGGTCTGGAAGTGGTGCCTGCATGTCGGCTCGCAGGCTTTGCTGGAAGGCACGACGCCGTTCTACGACGACCGCGGCGTGTCGCTTTGCAAATATTCGGCGTTCGCCAATTTCATCGACTCGCGCGGCGACCACATCGGCTATCTGCGCCGCCTGCGCGGGCCGCAGGACGCGATCAACCAGCATCGCTCCAAGGCGATCCACATCATGAACACGCGCCAGGTCAAGGTGAAGCGCGGCGCGGTCGAGGAGAACGGCGGCATCGAGAAGCTGCGGCGCGAGGCGGCGCGGCCCGACGGCGTGATCGAATATTCCGGCAACAAGGACGACCTCGAGATCATCCAGCCGGCGCAGGAGTTCCTGCAGCAGACCCAGTATTTCCAGGACGCCAAGCAGGAGATCGAGACGTTCGGGCCGAACCCGGCTCTGCTCGGCGACCTCGGCGCCGCCGCTTCCGGTCGTGCGTATGCGATGGCGCAGCAGAGTGGCCTGGCAGAGCTGGGACCGTTCCTGAAGAACTACCGGACCTGGAAGCTCGACATGTACCGCAAGTCATGGTGGGCGGCGCAGCGTTACTGGACCAGGGAGCGTTTCCTGCGCGTCACCGACGACCAGGGCATCCAGCAGTTCCTGCAGATCAACATGCTGCAGGTATCGCCGATGACGCAGCAGCCGATGCTGGTCAACGCGCTCGGCCGGGTCGACGTCGACATCGTCATCGACGAGGGCAAGGACACCGAGACTGTCATGGGCGACGTCTACGACATCCTGATCGCGCTCGCGCAGTCCAAGGTGCCGGTGCCGCCGGCGGCGATCATCCAGGTGTCGAACCTGCCGGGGACCGACAAGAAGAAGCTCATCGCGATGCTGTCGCAGCAGGATCCGATCCAGCAGCAGGCCAAGCAGATCGCGCTCGAGGGCGCCAAGGCTGAAGTGCAGGAGAAGCAGTCCAAGGTCGCGGTCAACATGGCCAAGGCGCACGACACCATGCGCGGCGCGCCGCAGGGCCAGCCGCCGTTCGAGATGCCGCCGCTGCTGCAGATGCAGGACCAGATGGCGAAGACGCAGGTGACGCGCGCCCAGGCGGTCGAGAAGCTCGCTCGCGCGCATCATCTGTCGGAGTCGGCCGACCAGCTCGTGCACCAGCGTCGCATGGACATGCGCGACGCCAGCCATGGCGAGGCCACGGACGCGCATCAGCGCGGGCTTGACGTGCACGATCGTGGGCAGGCGATCGCCGAGATGATCATCGGCGCGCATCAGCAGGAGCAACAGCACGAGCTTGCGATCCAGCAGGCCAAGCAGCGAGCTCACCAGAGACCGCCGATTGCCGGTGGTTAATCGTGACTGCGGGCGTGGTTGAGCAAATGCAGAATGTTGCCCATGTCATGCGCCTTCAACTTGGGCACTGACCAAGCTTCGTCACATTGCTTGCAAAGCAGATGCCATTTGGTTCCTTTGTCCACGACATAATAGTACTTCGCGGTTGAAGTCGGCACGTTATCGGTCTTCGCCATTTCCATCTCCAGTTTGAGTGTGCGAGACCATTATACATCAGAACGATGTTCGCGTGCTGGTTGAATTGCTTTCATCAATGACTTAGCAGCAGGTTTGCTCCGAAATCATTACAGAACTTTTTTCACTTTGTTGATTTTGCGACGCGCGCGAGAGTGCACGCGAAGGGTGAGTTTCGTCCGCCGTGAACGACATCACGGCCTCGCACGCCGCTGGCGACACAGCGGCTTCGTCGGTCGGGCGCGACAGTCCCGATGGAGACAGACATGGCTGAAGTAATGACCACGGACCAGACGTCCGCCGCGGAAGACTCTGCGCTGTTCCAGGAGATGACTGCTCCTGGTGCAACGCCGCCGCCGGCCGAACCGTCCCCGCCGCAACCGGCACCGGCTCCCCAGCCGCCGCCGGTCCCTGCCGAACCGGAGCCGAACATTCCCTCGGCACGGCTTCGCGAGGAAGCGGAGGCGCGGCGCGGCGCGGAACGGCGGGCGGAAGCCCTGCAGATGCAGGTGGAAGCGTTGATGCAGCGTTTCCAGCCCCCGCAGCCGCAGGCGCCGCCGAAGCGGGCGGACATGTTCGAGAACCCTTCCGGGTTCGTGCAGGAGGAAGTGACGCCGCTGATCGAGCCTCTCGGCCAGCAGCTCATGCAGGTGCGTGAGTTCTATTCGCGTCGCGACGCCATACGCGAGTTCGGAGCGGAGAAGGTCAGTTCTGCGTTTGCGGCGATCGAGAACGGCTTGCGGACTCGAGACCCGGAAGTGAACATGACCTATGCGCGGGTCATGCGCTCCCTGGACCCTTACGGGGACATGGTGCGCTGGCATCAGCAGAGGGAAGCCTTTGCGACGATTGGCGGTGACATCACCGCCTACAACAGGCGCATTCTCGACGAGGCGATGAAGGATCCCAGCTTCCAGGCCGCGGTGATCGCCGCAGCCCGTGGCGGGGCGCCTGCCGTCGCAGTTCCGGCGCGGGGTGAACAGCCTCGCGCGGCCAATGGTCAATATGCTTCATCCGGTCAGTCCTCGCTGCCATCCATTGCGAGGGTTGGCTCGACCGCATTGTCCCCTGATTTGCAGCAGCAGGACGATGTCAGCGACGAGCAGCTTTTCGCGGAGACCACGAGCCGCGGCGCAAAACCTCCACGCTGAGAGTGTGCCACGGCTGACCGCGGAGTCGGCCTATGGCCTTTACGTCCAACCATCCAAATAATGAACTGATCAAGTTCAGGCGTCAGGTCTTCTATGATTTCCTGCGCGCTTCGCGCTTCGATCCGTTCATGGGTGCCAATTCCAGGTATCCCATCGTTCGTCTCGATGACCTTGCCGCTGACGGCAAGGAAGTGAACGTGCCTCTCGTCACGCAGCTCACCGGCCCCGGCGTCGGTGCCGGTATCCTGCGCGGCAATGAGGAGATGATCGACAGCTACGGAGCGCCATTCTGGTGTGATTGGGCCCGCAACGCTGTCGCCAACAACCGTGCAGTGAACAAGGAGTCGTCGTTCTCGGTGCGCTCGACCGCCCGCGAGTTGCTTCGCGGCTGGGCGCGGCGCGTCGTGCGTGACGATCTCGTCGATGCACTGCTGTCGATTCCCACCGCGTCGATCCAGGCCAACCGCCTCGTCGCGCCGGGCAATCGCGTCAACGGCATCAGGTGGACGGCGGCGACGTCGGGCCAGAAGGACACCTGGGAGAATGCGAATTACGACCGCGTCCTCTTCGGTTCCAAGATCTCGAACCGGACCTCGACGTTTGCGGCGTCCGCCAACAACATGGTGGTCGCCAGCGACAAGATGGCGGCGGCAAGCGGCTCGGTGCTGAAGCAGCTGGCGCAGATTACCGGTACCGATCCTGCCAATCCCGGTGTCTACAACGGGCGGCCCAAGATCAATCCGTGGCAGCTCGAGGACACCGACCAGGAATGGTACGTCTGCTTCATGGGCTCGCGCGGCATGCGCGATCTCAAGGCGGATCCGGTGATGGTTCAGGCGAACCGCGACGCTCGCGTTCGTACGCAGCCGGAAGGCGGCCCTCCTGCCGCCAATCCGATCTTCTCGGGCGGCGGCCTGGTGTATGACGGCATCTACTATCTGGAGATTCCGGAAATCACCACGCGTCTGCTGTTGCCTGGCATCGGCGGTGCCGGTGACGACGTCGAGCCGTTCTTCCTGTGCGGTCAGGCTGCCATGGCTTACGTGTTCGGGCAGGCGCCGCGTGCGACGCAGCTCGAGGACGGCGATTATGAGTTCCTTGTGGGGCTTGGCATCGAATCCCAGTACGCAACCGGCAAGGTGGCCAAGGCTCCCTTGATCGACGGCGTGCCGGTGCCGGGTGCGGATCTTGTCGATTGGGGCATGGCGACCGGTTTCTGCATCGCCAAGCCGAACCCGTGAGGAGGTAACCTATGGCTATTCGACGTGCAGAGCGCCAGCCGATGGCTGGCGGTGAAGGCTTTGCCAGGACGAGGAAGGTGCTGGGTGTCGCGTCTCTTGCGATCCTCGCCACCGACCTCGTGACCGGTGGACAGGTGGGTGCGTTCATCGTGCCGGCGGGCTTCGTGCTCACCGGCATCAATGCGACGATTCCCGACATGGACACCGGTGCGACCCTGACGATCTCGATTGGCGACGCGGCGAACAATGCGCGCCTGGTGGCTGCATCGACCGCCGGTCAGGCGGGCGGTTCGATCACCACCCTCGCTGCGGCCGGGCAGTATTATGCGTTCCTGGCCGACACCGAGATCCTCGTGACGTTCCCGGCGGGCCCGGTGGGCGCGACCGCCGGCAACATCACCAACTTCTACCTCGAGGGATTCATGGGGCCGTAAGGCCTCGTGACGGAAAGCCCCTCCCGGGCGCACGCCGCCTGCGTCCCGACGACTGGTGTCAAAACCGTCGCGTGAAGAAATCGGGTAACGGCGACCTTTCCCTTAAACATTCGAACTGGAGCAGCCCCATGAAGGCAAGCCTGACTTATCACGCGCAAGGCGAGAGCAAGGTTCTGGAATGGAACGGCGTGACGTTCTTCGACGGCAAGTCCGTCGACGTCTACGATCCGGAAAT